CAATTACCAAGCGAGAGCACGGTATTCAGCAGACGTATTATGGTCCAAGCAACTATCGCCGTTTCCATTACTGGTAGTTTCGCCGCAACCGCCCCCGCTGGTTCAGTCCTCGTCAATTATGGCTACGCTTCTGCTCTGGGTCCTTTCCCTCTTCAATCGCTCTGTAATACCATTCAGGCGACGATTAATAACAACACCGTCAGTCAAAATCAGCGAGACGTAATGTTCCAGTTGCTCCGCTTCAACGACCGAAGGGAACTCGCACGATACAACAACGCCTGTCCCACTATGTATGACTCGTATTTGAACTATGACGAAGCACTCGGCACCAACAACAACCCTCTCGCCGCCTGGAACAACGTCAGCAACGACCAAGATTTTCAGCCCAGAGGTTCGTTCGCCATTACCTCCATTACTGGTAATGACCCCAAAGGTTCTATTGCTTCCAACGACCGCACAGTCGTAATCACCTTCACTACACAGGAACCCCTTATGTTGTCGCCTTTTATCTGGTGCGACCCCAAGAGTAATAATCAGGGTATGTATGGTGTCCAGACACTCAACTTTGTCTTCAATCTCGGTCAGCCAAATAAGATTGTCCGTCTCGCAAATGAGGCACTTTTCGCCGCAGCACCCGTCGTATCCCTTCAACCTGGAAGCATTACTAACGCTCGTCTTCTTATGGAGTTCTACACGAGACAGCCCAGCGACCTCGTTTCCTCTCGTAATGTGGTGCCATTTGCCGAGTATCCTCGGTATTTAACTCCCTGCCCCTCCCTCGCCGCACAACCCGCCCCCGCAGTCCCTCCCACTTTTAGCACGAGCGGTCTGGTGAGTTTTCAGTCAATTCAGTTGAACTCTGTTCCCGACAAACTGATTATTTGCGTCCGTAAAGTTCTCGCCTCCCAGACCATTTTTGATAGTGATAGTTTCCTCCCCATTACCGCAGTCAATTTCAATTTCAACAACAAAGCAGGTCTCCTCTCTGGTGCTACACAATGGGATTTGTGGCGTATGTCTGTTGAGTCAGGTTCCAATCAAACGTGGGCGGAGTTTAGCGGATACGCTCCCCTCGGTGATAATGTGCCTTTTGTTTCAGGCACTAACTCTGGCTATAAGCAGATTTCTACCTGCGGTTCTGTTTTGTGTCTGGAAATGGGAAGGCATATTGAATTGGACGACGTTTATGCTCCTGGTAGTATCGGTGCCTTTCAACTTCAATTTCAGGTCAATTACCAGAACAACACTACCACAGCGATTGACGCAGCGAACCCCTACGAGATTGTGCTGATTACTATGAACTCAGGAGTATTCACGATTGAACGTGGAACAAGTCAAACTTACACCGCAATTCTGTCTCGTGCCGACGTTCTGTCTGTCTCTTCCCAGCCATCTTACTCCAAATCTGCCGTTGCTCGTCTGGTCGGTGGTTCGTGGGAGGACAGTTTCAAGTCCCTCTGCTCGTCTCTATCACCTTACGCAGGTAAGGCAGAGAAGGTGAAGGATTTGATTATGGGTGAGGGCGTGTCTGGTGGTGCTGGTTCATCTGGTGGTGCTGGAACGTCTGGCGGTGCTGGTTCATCTGGCGGTCGTATGCGTAGGCATTTGGCTATGTAAGCCATTCTACTAATGGGGTTTTAGAATTGTTCCCCTCCTCGCATGTCGCATTTACTCATATTGTAAAAAACAACAAAAACCGACGTGGCACAGAGGAAGTGCGTGGGGCTCATAACCCCAAGGTCGTAGGTTCAATCCCTATCGTCGGTAGTAGTCGCATTTCATAAAGCCCATAGGGGCATTATGAAAAATACTAAATCGTGCCCTTTGTCCGCAGGGCTTATACTCGCCTCACCCTTTCACGATTAAACTCCCACAGTATCACCTGTTCTACTGGTATGGGGGACGCCTCACGTATTTTACTCGTGAGTTTTTGGAACATAGTGGTTGCCCCAATATCCCTGACAAATATGTCTTTTAGGTGTTTTAATTTACGCTTCAACCCTAACTCAACCGCCCTCACGAGACGGCATTCAGTCATAGTGTCGTTGGTGTATTCCACGGTGAATGTGTGTTTCTCCACAAGTATTGAACGGACATTTACTCGTGTTATTTGGTAATACACCTTTTGGTTAGGCACCTCACTCATAACCTCCATAACGCTATAAATAGCGTGAAACCCTAAATCGTTGCTGTCGCTATATTTTAGGGGGTATTTCACCCAAAATATCGGCTTATAGTCGGCTGGGGGAACAACAATAGGGGGTGGTGGGCGTGGGGCTGGTTGTCGGCTCAAATCACGAGCAATATTCATTAGCGACAGATATACCCCTTCTGGCATATGGTCGGTGTTCTCAAAAAGGACCTCTGCCATAGTGGCGAGTAGTTCCTGCTGGGTTGGTTGTGGCATAGTTGGCTTATATGTATATATATAGGGTTGTCTTTAAGTGAAGATTTGCTTAATATATATATACTAAACAAACAACGACTGGCTGGGACCACACGCTATTATATATGTAATAGAGGGGTGTCTTTAAGTGAGTTTAATTAGTGAATATGTATTAAGTGATATGGGACGGGGTTATGGGACGGGTATTGACTGGAACGGGTTTTAGTGGGGCAAATTAATTTTAGTGTGCCAAAAACACAAAACTCCTGAATAATTATTAAATAACTATTTCTTATAGTAAGTCCTGTAAATTGACCCACTAAATACCCCGTCCCCCACTAAAATCCCGTCCCTATTTTAGCCCCCTTTAAGTGCCATTAGTATATATGTATTAAGAGAAAACTCACTTAAAGAGACCCCTATATATAGGTTATAAACCAACAACCCAGATGGCAACCAACAACAACACACAGGGCACCCAGCCCACCGAGACCACTACCGAGGAGACCTACTGTGTTAGGTGCGACGAGGAGATTTTCAGCGACGACGACATATGCCTACGTGAGTGGCAGGGAGACAGCGACGCCCCTATGTGCCACTACTGCTGGGACCAGACCGAGCAGGAGGAGGACGAGGAGATGGAGGACGAATAGGGCACCCTGCGGACAAAGGGCACGATTTAGCATTAAAAAAAAACACCATATGGCACAATAGGGGCTGTATGGCACAAAAAAAAATGTGCCCTAACCCCGTCCCTTTTCTATACCCGTCCCCTATTTAAACCCCATTAGTATAAAAGTAATAAGTAAATCTTCACTTAAAGCCAACGCTATATATATATTATAACATATAATGTGCCAACCCAACAACAACATAATACGCCAATTACTCCCCTATGGTGTAGATGCGGACGATTTTGTAGAAATGGACGATTTCTGTGGAATATGCGGACAATTTGCCTGTAATTGTGTGGAAGTGGAGGAAAACTGGTGGTAAAACGGTGGCGGTGCCATTTGGTGCCTTTTTTTTAGGGTGCCATAACCCCGTCCCTTTCCCAACCCCGTCCCATACTCGCATGTCGTTTAGTATATATGTATTAAGTAAATTATCACTTAAAGACACCCCTATATTACATATATAACCAGCACACTATGGCAACCAACGGCAACACACAGGAGATTAAGGCGAAATTACGTGAGGAGGTGGAGGTAGGCAACCTTTACCTTGATATTATGGAGGAACCTATGACTTTACTGGAAAACCAGATTAGTCAGGTATTTAGTGATTTAAGGAAATGCCCTATTTCGTCTGGTCGGTTTATCACCCAAACGGAGAAGGTTATGGCACTTGTTAGGGAGTGGAAGAAAATCGGTCTAATCCAGATGATATATGGCAACGAGATATATGCCAATCACTTTAACTTTCACGAGGATTTAAGCGACGACGATTACCACATTTTAGCGATTAAGCATATAGTAAAAAACAATTTATAGAAAAAACATATAGGTTTCTATATTGTAATTAATTTTTAATTTTTGGGCACGAAAATTAAAAATATTATTATCTAATAGTATTATATAAAATGGCGAGTTATAGAAATCCTTACAACGAGGCGATTGCTTCAAAGCAACGGCGATTTGACTATGCCAATATGGCAAACGACTATACCCAGTCATTACAGCAACCGCTTAATGGAGGGGCTATGTTAGAGGGAGGAGATTTTTGGAGTGATTTTGCTGACGGCTTTATGAGCGTCTGGAACCCTATTATTGACACGGCTGGTAAAGTGGCACCCTTCCTACCGCTTCTTGGACTTGGTGAGGAAGGTGTAGGGCTCACTCATAGTGAAATGAGTGGCGGTGATATGTCGGTTAATGCTCCTTATGAAGGATATGTATATGGGGCGGGTTTGAGTGGTGGAGATGACCGTAATGAAGGGTTAGTCAATCAGCCGTTTTTGGGATATGGTGTGAGTGGCGGTGCCATAGCGAATGACGGACAACCCCCGTTTAATATGCCTACTAATGCTGGTATGAGCGGAGGTAGAGCGAGGGATAATCCTAAATGGATTGTGAAGCAGAACGACTATTGCTGTATTAAGGATTTGAAGAAACCTATGGCGTGTAATGGCGACCCACTTCCCAAAGCATTTATGAACGATTACCGAAAGAAGAGTAATAACTTTGAAAAATATAGGGAGGGTAAATTGGCTGGATACAAAGGTCAGGGAATGAGTGGCGGAGATGAAGTCAGCGACACCGACCACCCCATTATACGCAATCCTGAATTACAGGCAACGGCATTCCTCGGTGGTCGCAGACCCTCGTCTGTTTCAAAGAAGGAGAAGATTGGTATGGTTCAACAGGTAATCGCCGATATGCTTTTAAAGAATAAGATGAAGGGTAAGGGTATGTCTGGTGGAGATTTTTGGAGTGATTTAGGCGACACATTTAGCAAAGTCGCACCCTTCCTACCGCTTCTTGGACTTGGTGAAAGTGGTGGGGCTGGGGTTTCTGGTGGGGCTGGGGTTTCTGGTGGGGACGGGTGGAGTGATTTGGCGGGTTATTTAATGGGTCCTTCTTCACCGCTTCTTGGACTGGGTGTGAGTGGAGGTGTGAAAATGAACCATAAGGCACTATTGGAAAAGAAGTTCGCCGACAATCTGTTTAAACGACAATTGAAAACTCTTCACGGAAAGGGTTTGAGTGGTGGCGACTTTGACTGGTCTTCTCTTCTGTCATTTGCTCCTCTCCTTCTCGGTCTCGGTATGTCTGGTGGAAATGTTGATTTGAGCGAGTTGAGTGATTTGGAACCGTTTGTAATGGGTATGGGTATGTCTGGTGGAGATTTCTGGGACGATTTGGGTAAGGGTTTCAGCGACGCTTGGAGTTGGATTACTGATACGGCAATTCCTGCTATTACCCCCGTTATTGATACTGCTGGTAAAATAGCAGATGTTGCTGGTAAGTTGTCAGGTAAAAAGGAGGGTAAGGGGTATTCTGGCGGTATGTATGATAAGTCCAAATACCACACTATGCCAGATGGTAGTATAATGGCTAATTCGGCTATGGGTATGGGTTATTCTGGCGGTGCTATGACCTACGAGCAGAATATGAATATGGCGGACGCTATGGGTGATATATTTAGCGGTATGGGTGTGAGTGGTGGTTCCAGAGCGAGTGATACGAGAATGTTGAGCGGTGCGAGACAGTTGTATAAAGGCGGTGCTGGGACTTCTGGTGGTGCTGGGACTTCTGGTGGTGCTGGTGTTTCTGGTGGCGATATTGACTGGTGGGGAGTTGCGAAAGATGTTGGAAGTCAATTATTAAATTATGGTGTAGAAACACCAGAACAGAAAGAAGCGAGGGAAAAGAAAGAAGAAGCGTGTAAATTATGTGCTGAAAAAAAAGATAATGTCTTTTTTGGTAATGGTGTTTCTGGCGGAAAGAAGAGGCAGTCCAGACAGAGCAAAATGAATGAACGCCTCGCTATGAAAATCGCACACCTTCAAGGTAAGGGAATGGAGCCGACTGCCGATATGGAGGCGAGTAATAAAATCGTCGGTCTTATGTCAAAAGCAAACCCAGCCGTAGATTATAAGATGGGTCTATTAACTCAACCTCCCAAATTGGACGCTATTGAGCCACCCGTCCCGAATGGTTCTGGTGTTTCTGGTGGAAAGAAGACGAGCAAATGGATACAACACGTTAAGGCGTATGCCAAAACCCACGGAATTAAATACGGCGAAGCGTTGAGTAAAGCAAAATCAACATATAGAGGTTGAGACATTTAGTATAAAAGTTTTAGAATTAAAACATTAATTGAATATTTTTTATCTAATTAATGTATATAATGGATAGATTACAAGCATTATTGAATGGGCGAAACCCAACAATCAGGGACCCCAAATCAGTAAATACCGTTTCACACGCAACCGAACGTTCAAGATTAAACAACGCAGACAGACACTTTAACCAGATTGTCTATGATAATGAACTGAAACAGGCGAACCTCTACAATCAGTCGGCTATGCCACAAACAGGGAAGGATATAGGCGTAGGTTTCAAAATTAATGTGTATGTGATTAAACTGACTTCCCTGTTAGGTATAAAGGGTGATTTAGAGAAAACCTTAACCAACTTTTTCGGTAAGCCGAGCGACCCAGCAAATCCACAGGTTGTAGGTGTCCCACTCCAACGAATGAGAGGGACTACAAAGGAAAGTGCCATAGCAACCGATTTCTTTAAGAAGGCAGATATTTTACAAACTTACAACGAGTTAATGTTGTATATCAAAACTTACGCCCAAGATATAATCAGCGACGACGCCTTTAAAGCCCAGATTTTTAATTCTTCATTTAATCCTCTAATTCAGTTGCTTCAAGACACCTCTGCTTTGTATCCAGATTTTTTTAGTTCTTTACCAGCACCTACAAATGTGGGACAGCCAAACGAAAACAAAAGCGAACGAAAGATTTATGATACTGTTAGGGAGCAGTGTATAGGGTGCTATTCACTCTTTAACACTATGGCGGGTTTTATGAATAATACCATTTTTCGCCCTATCGTTAAAGATGACGTCAGCAAATACATTAAAGATAATAAAGTCGCCCAGATATTCTCACGAAATCCTATGGCTCCTGCTCCTCTGCCACAACCTCCCCAGCCACAACAGCCAGGAGGACAGCCAGGAGGACAGCCAGGAGGACAACCAGCACCACAACCAGCACCACAAGGACAACAGGATTACGACCCAGACGACGACTTTCTAATTACGCAGACAGTAGAGGCACAAATGGGAGCATTACAGAGGTTTTTGTTTAAAAAAGGAAGCAACGACGCTAATGACGCATTAGACGCAGCCCGACAATTCTTTAACCCAATAGACGCAGCAACTTCTGCGACCGCTGTGCGAAGAATAAATAAGAAGATTGGTGTGGTTAGATTACAGAATGGATTGGCTGAAAATGCTAAACCGACAGCCCAAACCCTTCAAGAAGCGTCCCTCGCATATCAAACATACGCACAACAACAA